ATGGATCCTACTGACCTCGGCCCAGGCACAGCTACCTGGCTGGGCGGTAGTGCAACTGTTGTGCTGGGCGGATTGCTCTGGCTTCGTAAGTTCCTGTCTAAAGATGCGACAGATCGGGCGATGGATAACGCCGATATCGGTACGCTGCGGCGGCTCAATGAGCTACTTAACCAAGAGCGTTCGGCCCGCAAAGAAGCCGAGGCCCGCGCTGATCAGTTCGCGAAAGAGCGGAATGATCTGGCTGCAGCGGTGGGCAGGATGGAAGGGAAGATCGAAGCCCTCACCAGCCAGGTAGGACAACTCACCGAGCGCGTAACGCTGCAGAGCGAAGAGATCCACCGCCTGCGCACCAAGCTTGGAGGTATCGCCTGATGGACAGATGCGCACTGGAGTTCATCGCCCGCCGGTGGTGGAGACGTACCGAGGTCTGGGCCATTGCCTTGCTGCTGGTTGGTGGTGGTGCTGTCCTTGGTTACCAGGCCGCCTATTGGGCGCTCGCTGATAAGCAGAGCAACCAGATCACGGACATTCGCAAGGCCTACGACACAGCCATGGAAGAGCGGGATAAGCGCCTTGAAGAGCTGACCCGTAAAACTGGCACCGCCGCCGACAAGGCTACCAAGGCTGCGACTACAGCGGCCAAGGCTGTGGACAAGGCGGATGAAGCGCTCAACCGAGTAGGTCAGTGATGGCTTGCAGTGGATGCGCCGCCAGGCGCGAATGGATCAACAAGATGACGAGGCTGGCTTATGAGCGAGCAAGTGAATTGCTTACCGGTCGAGATGCTGGCCGAGATGAGGAAGCAGACGGCGATCCTCGAGCGGATGGAGAGACAGCAAGGCCTGTTGATCCAGGCCCTGGCCGAGGATCAAGGTGAAGACCCTGATGCGCCGCCTTCCACCTACATGGATGGCACCCCGTGCCGCTGAGACCCCAGAAGCCGTGCAATGCCCAGGGCTGCAACACCCTGACCCGTAACCCTCGGTACTGTGATGATCACGCACACCTGCTCAAGAGTTCGACTTGGGCCAAGCCCCGAGAGAGCAGCACCAAGCGCCACTACAACTACAAGTGGCAGCAGGCTAGGTCAGGCTGGCTGGCCAAGCATCCGCTGTGCAGATGCTGCGAGCAAGCGGGCAAGGTGGTTGCGGCGACTGATGTTGACCACATCAAACCGCACAAAGGTGACATGACCCTATTCTGGGATCGGGATAACTGGCAGAGCCTGTGTGGTCCGTGCCACTCCAGCAAGACGGCCTCCGAGGATGGTGGTTTCGGCAATTCCCGGCGCTAAAAGCAAAAAAACCCAGGAAAACCATTGAAAAACGGACAAATGAGAACGATTCGCGCATAAAGGGAGGGGGAGGGTCAAAAGTCTGGGCCTTTTCGCTTCTAGACCGCGCCCTCAATCGTTTTTTCACACCCGCGAAATTAAAAATTCAGGAGTTGCGCGATGGGAGGCACCGCCACGGTCGCCGGCCGTGGTCGCAAACCCAAGCCAACGGCCAAAAAAGCACTTGCCGGAAACCCTGGCAAGCGCGCGCTGAATACAGCCGAGCCGCAGTTTTCCAAGATCACCCAGATCGACCCGCCCGAGTGGTTCAGCCCGCGGGCAGCCACCATGTGGAACATGATTGTTCCTGAGCTGCTGCGCGAGAACGTGGTGGCGATCACGGACCTGCACAACGTCGAGGCCTTTTGTAGCGCCTACGACAATTGGAGGCTTGCGCAGGAATCGATCACGCAGCATGGCATCGTCGTTACCGGTGCCACGGGCGGGCCGATGAAGAACCCCGCACTTACCGCCGCGAACGAAACAATGCGCCAGATGGTGACATTCGGTTCGATGCTGGGCCTGGATCCGGCCAGCCGCACACGACTCATCGGCGGCAACAAGGAGAAAGAAACCAACGAATTTGCCAGCCTGCTGAGAACCTGATGACCAAATCTGCCCACCCCAATGTCGACAAGGCAACGGCGTGGGGCCGGTCATTGCTCCGCGGTAAGGTGCCGGCGTGCCGTTATATCCACCAGGCGGTGCAGCGCCACTTCGATGATCTGGCGGCCAGCCGAAAGCGCGGCTTCCGTTTCAAGTTCGATCCGGCGAAGGCGGAGAAAAAGCTCAAGCTGATGCAGCTGCTCCCGCACACCAAGGGCGAGTGGGCATTCAAGCGTCAGCTGATTACGCTGGAGCCTTGGCAGCTTTTCGGCCTGGCCGTGACATTCGGTTGGGTAAAGAAGAAGGGCGGGCACCGCCGGTTCCGTGAAAGCTACTGGGAAGTGCCCAGGAAGAACGGCAAATCAGTTGTTGCCGGTGGCGTGGGCATCAGCATGTTCGTTGCCGATGGCGAATTCGGTGCCGAGGTATACGCCGGTGCGACTACAGAGAAGCAAGCGTGGGAGGTTTTCCGGCCCGCCAAGTTGATGGTCAGCAAGTCGCCGATGCTGATTCAGGCCGCAGGGATCGAGGTGAACGCCTCGAACATGAACATCCCATCCGACTTCAGCCGGTTCGAACCATTGATTGGAAACCCGGGCGACGGCGCTTCGCCAAGCTGCGCGATCGTCGACGAATACCACGAGCACCCAACGTCGGCCCAGTACGACACCATGCTCACCGGCATGGGCGCGCGGCGCCAGCCATTGATGTTCATCATCACCACCGCCGGCGCTGATATTGAAGGCCCGTGCTACGACAAGCGCCGCCAGGTCGTTGAGATGCTGGCCGGTACCGTGCCGGACGAGGAGTTGTTCGGCTGGATCTGGACGCTCGATGAGGGCGACGATTGGACTGATCCGAAGATGTTGGCCAAGGCCAACCCTAACCACGGCGTCTCGGTGTTTCAGGAATACCTGGAGAGCCAGCAGGCACGAGCTATTCGCTCGGCTCGCTTTGCCAACACCTTCAAAACGAAGCATCTAAACCTCTGGGTGAGTGCCAAGTCCGGCTTCTTCAATATGGAGGACTGGAAATCGTGTGAAGACACTACGCTCACGCTCGAGCAGTTCGAGGGGCAGGAGTGGATTGCAGGCTTCGACCTGGCGCGAAAGTTGGACATGAACTCAAGGGCGCGACTGTTTTGGCGAGTCATTGATGGCAAGACGCACTATTACAGCGTGGCCCCGAAGTTCTGGGTGCCCTATGACACCGCGTACGACAGCGACAACAAGCGCATGTCCGAGCGTTTCCAGGCATGGATCAACTCCAAGCATCTGGAAATCACCGACGGCGCCGAGATCGATTACCGCGAAATCTTCGAAGACACCAAGGAAGCCAATCACCAAGCGCCTGTCCGCGAGTGCCCGATCGACCCACACGGCGCAACCGGCCTCAGCCACGATCTCGACGACGAAGGCTTCAGCCCGATCACGATCACGCAGAACTACACCAACATGTCCGACCCTATGAAGGAACTCGAGGCGGCCATCACGGCCGGCAGGTTCCATCACGACGGGCATCCGATAATGACCTGGTGTATCGCCAACGTGATTGGCAAAAACATGCCAGGCAACGACGATGTCGTGCGGCCCATTAAGCAGGGTGACGACAACAAGATCGACGGCGCGGTAGCGCTGATCATGGCTATCGGCCGGGCGCTGATTTTGGCCAACGACAACAGCGGCAACATCAGCGACTTCTTTTCAAAACCAATCATTGTTGGATAACTAACCCATGGATACAGGCCTGATCCTCTTCATCGTGGCGGCCGTGGCCGCTCTGTGCCTGTTTGTCGCCGGGGTATTTGTCCTGGTCGGCCTCGGCTGGGCACTGATCGCTTGCGCTGCTTCTTTCTTGGCTGCGGCTGCATTCATCCGCAAGGGGCTGACTGGTGAATAAACCTCTCAAATCCGTACTGCGGCAGGCCATGATCAAATCGGCAGAGCCCAGCCTTGTAAAATCCTCACTGGCCGGATGGGTTGGACGCCGGATTGGCCTTGGTGATAAGTCTTTCTGGAACAGTTTCTACGGTACAGATTCCGCCTCAGGCAAAACGGTAAGCCAGCAAACGGCGCTGCAGCTTTCGACCGTCTGGGCCTGTGTTCGGCTAATTGCTGAAACACTCGCCACTCTGCCAATCGCGCTGTACGAAGATAAAAACGGTGTGCCTGTGGTGGCGTCATCTCACCCTGTACACCGGGTCATCAGCCAGCAGCCAAACGCCGACCAGACCCCGGTGGAGTTTTGGGAGTGCGTTGTGGCGAGCCTCCTGCTCAGTGGCAATAGCTTCAACGAACCGCACAGGGTTGGGGCGGAGATATCATCTCTCGAGTTCATTCTGCCCCAGGCTGTTTCGCCGCCAAGGCGCCTAAGCACGGGCGAGATTGAATACCGGTTTATCGACACCCTAGGGAAATCCCACACTCTACTTGATGAGCAGATGATGCATACCCGAGGGTTCGGTACGGACCCCATGTGCGGGCTCAGTCCACTGGCTATGGGGCGGAATGTCTTTGGTGCTGCGATGGCGGCTGATGAGTCCGCCAGCAAAATGTTCGCCAACGGCATGAAGCTCGGCGGTGTTCTATCGACCGATCAGATTCTCAATAAAGCGCAACGGGAGGATATCCGCGAGGATATGGCTGCGAAGTTTGCAGGTGCCGTGAACACTGGCAAGACCATGGTGCTTGAGGCTGGCATGAAGTATCAGCAGGTGTCTATGACGCCCGAGGATGCTCAGATGCTGCAGACCCGAGCCTTCAATGTTGAAGAGATCTGCCGCTGGTTCCGTACGCCGCCATGGATGGTAGGCCACACATCCAACAGCACAAGTTGGGGTACCGGTATGGAGCAGCAGATGCTCGGCTTCCTGAGCTTCACCCTGCTGCCGTGGATGAAGCGAATCGAGCAAAGTATCAACCGCCGCCTACTTCGCCCTGATGAGCGGAGGCGCTTCTATGCCAAGTTCAACCCTGAAGGCTTATTGCGTGCCGATAGCGCTGCTCGTGCGGCGTTCTATAGCTCCATGACACAGAACGGTATCTATACCCGCGATGATTGCCGGATCAAGGAGAACCTTGCCCCCATGGGTGGTAACGCGGCCAAGCTCACCGTCCAATCCAACATGCTGCCTATCGACAAGCTTGGCGAGGGATCGGGTGATGCCCAACAAGCCCGTTCCGCGCTGCTGGACTGGCTCAATGAAACCCCCAAGGGGAACCAGGAATGAAACGCAAAGACCAGTCCCTGGCGGTGAAGTACCGCTCTTTTGATTACGACGTAAAGGCTGTCAGCGATGACGGCCTTTTTTCTGGCTACGGATCAGTGTTCGGCGTCGTTGATAGTTACAACGAGGTGGTCGCGCCCGGGGCATTCCTTGAGTCTATCTCGGAGCTCAAGGCGAAGGGCAGGTCCTTGCCAGTGCTCTGGCAGCACCGCACCGCCGAGCCAATCGGATCCTGGTCCATGGACACTTTGAAAGAGGACACCAAGGGGCTTTTCGGTGATGGTGAACTCTGGCTTGCCGATGCGCCGTATGCGCGCATCGCGATGCGCGGCATGCAATCCCGATCAATCACGGGCCTTTCCATCGGTTACTACGTGCGTGAGTCGAGCTTCGACGAGAAGACCAGGATTCGCACGCTGACCAAATTGGACCTGGTGGAAATTTCCATTGTGACGGTTCCGGCCAACGACGAGGCGCGCACCGACACGATCAAGTCGAAGCTGGCCCACGGTGGGCTGCCATCACTTCCCGAATTTGAGCTGCTCCTGCGCGAGGCAGGCTTCTCGAAAACTCAATCTGCGGTGATTGCCAACCGTGGATTGCAGCACCTGCTCCGGAGCGAGTCCGCGGGCGACCAGGCTGAAACCCAAGTTGCCAAGGCACTGCATGCGCAGTTGAGCCAAGGCCTGTCTCTCCCACAGTTTTAAGGAATCACTCATGAACTATTTGAGCAATGAAGCACGCGCTGAGCAGCGTCAAATGCAGCGCAAAGAGCGCGCCGGGGACCAGCTGGAACTGAAGGATGTCATGGACGCGCTGAGCAAGCGTGACAACGACATCAAGGTATTCGCCGAAAAAGCAGGCGAAGAAATCAAGGCCCACGGCAAAATCCTGGATGACACCAAAACCATTCTGGATGGATTGGTCAAAGATGGCCTGGGCCTGCAGGATCGCCTGAACGAGGTTGAGCAAAAACTCACCCGCCGAGGCGCCGCCAATGAGGAGGGAACCAAATCCATCGGCGAACAATTTACCGATGGTGATGACTTCAAAGGTCTTGCGGAAAAGGGCCGCGGCGTGGCGCGTATGCGGCTGAAGGCCGTTACGAGCATTACCAGCGCAACCACTGGCACTGGCGGCGTCGGTGTCGCTATCGAACCGACCCGAGTACCAGGCATCATCCAGGGCCCGGATCGACCGTTCACTATTCGCGATCTGATCATGCCTGGCCGTACAAACTCGAACGCCATTGAGTATGTGCGCGAGTCGGGCTTCCAGAATATGGCGGCTCCGGTTGCTGAGACTGCTGCAAAACCGCAGTCGGATCTGTCGTACGAACTGATCACCACTACCGTCAAAACCATCGCGCATTGGTTCCGTGCTTCGAAGCAAGTCTTGGCCGACGTGCCGCTGTTGCAAAGCTACATCGACGGCCGTGCGATCTACGGGCTGAAGTACGTCGAGGAAAACCAGATCTTGGCGGGCAATGGTACCGGCCAGAATCTTCTGGGTCTGATCCCTCAGGCCACAGCCTTCAACGAAGCGCTACGCAAAGACGGCGACACCAAGATCGATTTGCTGCGCCGTGCGATTCTGCAGGTGCGAATCGCCGAATATCGCGCCAGTGCCATTGTGCTGAACCCGATTGACTGGGCCGACATGGAGCTGGCGAAGGACACTACCGGTAGCTACATCTGGGTAAACGTCCAGGAAGGTGGCCAGCCTCGCATGTGGCGCCTCCCGGTGGTCGACACCAACGCAATGCCGCAGGGCGAGTTCATGGTCGGCGCGTTCGATATGGCGGCTCAGGTCTTTGACCGCGAAGACGCGAACGTCGAAGTTTCGACAGAAGACGCGGACAACTTCACCAAGAACATGGTGACCATCCGTGCAGAAGAGCGCTTGGCACTCGCGGTGTACCGTCCGCAGTCGTTCGTTCACGGCCCTTTTGCTGACCCTACGCCATAAGCCTGGGTCCTACCTGATACGAGGATGAGCCCGGGCAACCGGGCTCTTTATCCGATGACAGATATCAAACTGAAAACCATCAAAGGCTTCGAGTGGCGCGGGGCATATGCACCGCCGCGTTCTGATATCGAGGCCTCTGAATTAGACGCCCGCGAGCTTCGCCGCAACGGGATGGTCGAGGATTACGCAGTGAAAGCAGCTGAGACCCAGGAAAACAAAAAGGCCCCGGAACTGGATAACAAATCGGCGCCGAAATCACAAACCAAGAAGAAGGCCGAATAGTCATGAGTGTGATCGATATCGAACTGGCCATGAAGCATCTGCTCGCGGAGCCTGAGGACCAGGACCTGGTGCAGTCGCAATTGGACGGCGCCGAGGAAGCTGCTCAGCAGTTCCTGCAGCGACGGTTCTTTGTCGATCAGGCCGCTGCGGATCTCGCAAAGTCCACCACTCTTCAGCGGACCCAGGCGGCGCGCGCCACTTACCGCGCCGCGCTGCTTGTGGCTGATGCTCCTGAAAACGCTGACGACCGTTGCCGGCTGCGTGAACGTGCTCGCCAGGCCCTGGCGGACGCCTTCGAGGCTATCGACATGGACGAATTCGGGATAGTGATCAACAAGGGAATCGTGGCGGCATGCCTACTCAAGCTTGGGCACCTGTTCGCGAACCGTGAAGAGGTGGTGACGGGTACCATTGCCACCGAGCTGCCACTGACCAGCAAGGCCCTGTTGATGCCTTATCGCATCCGGATGGGTGTGTAATGCGCGCCGGTCGGTTGCGGCACCGCGTCGATATCCAGAAACCGGTGGTGGATCGCGACCCGGAAGACAACACCGAGCTTCCAGTGAGATGGGAAACCGTCTGGGAGCGTTGCCCGGCGTCGGTTGAGCCCTTGAGCGCCAGGGAGTTCTTGGCGGCGCAGGCGACTCAGTCCGAGGTGACAGCCAAGATTGTGGTTCGGTATCGCCCGGGATTGGTGCCCACGATGCGGATCATTCACCGCGGCGAGGTTTACAACATCGCCGGGGCGTTGCCAGACAACGTTTCGGGCCTGGATTATTTGACGCTGCCAGTCAGCAAGGGTGTGAACGATGGTCGATGAAGTCAAGTTCAGCTTGATCGGCGTCGACAACTTGCTGGGGAAACTCGCCACGGTGAACGATGAGGTCAAGCGCAAGACCGGTCGCACCGCGCTTCGTCGGGCTGCAGAGATTGTCGTCAGGAACTTCAAAGAAGGTGCCCGGCGCTGGGATGACCCGGACACAGGGCGTTCCATTGCCGACAACATCGTGCTGCGTTGGAACGGCCGTCTATTCCGTCGTACTGGTGACCTGGGCTTTCGTGTTGGCGTTCTGCACGGCGCTGTTCTGGTCAAGAACGGCAGCACCGAGAAAAGCGCACCGACACCGCATTGGCGTCTGCTTGAGTTCGGTACCGAGCATATCGCTGCTGACCCTGTGGCCCGCCCAGCCCTGGAAGATCATATCGGCGAAGTCACCAATGAGTTCGCCACTCAGTTCGAGAAAGGCCTCGACAGGGCAATACGTCGCGCCGAGAAAGCCAGGAGTAGCTGATGTTCGCACCCATTAACGCCGTCTGCGCCCTGGACGCTGGGGTAATCGCAGCCCTGGGCTCAGCCCCGCAGCGCCTTTATCCATTCGGCGACGCACCACAGGATGGGCAAAAGCCTTACGCGGTATGGCAGACTATCGGTGGTGACCCCGAGAACTATCTGGCTGGGCGCCCAGACACCGACGGCTACACGTTGCAGGTCGATGTGTACGCCACGGCGGGGAAGGACGCCAGGGCCGTTGCCAAGGCCATCAGGGACGCTATTGAGCTGAAGGCTTACATCATCCGCTGGGGTGGCGAAAGCCGCGACCCGTCCACAAAGAATTACCGGTACAGCTTCGATGTGAGCTGGATCGTTCCTCGATAACGCTGCAACCCAAACCAACCCCGCCGAGTGCGGGTTTTTTTATGCCCGACATTTGGAGAACGCCATGTCGATCCTTTCCCAAGGAACCCAGATCTACGCACTGGTCCCGCCGCTTTCCGGCACCGGGCCTATGACCGTCATGGAAGTTGAGTGCGCCACCAGCTTCGACCCGGGCGGCTCGCCGGCGGAGCAGATTGAGGACACCTGCCTCAGCGCCGATGAGCGCAGCTACAAAAAAGGCTTGCGCACTCCCGGCCAGGCCTCGCTTGGCCTGAACGCTGACCCGAACAACGCGAGCCACATTCGCCTGCATCAGCTCTCGGAAGCCAACGGCGATACCACTATCAAGTGGGTTGTAGGCTGGTCTGACGGGAAAGACATCGTGCCGACCATTGCAGCAGGCGGAAGCCTGGGCGTGGCTACGGTCACTGCTGGCGGCACCGGCTACACAACTGCTCCGACTGTTGTCTTTACCGGTGGCGGTGGTTCTGGCGCAGCTGGCACGGCTACGGTGGCCGGCGGTGTGGTCACTGGTGTGACAATCACCAACAAGGGCACTGGTTACACGTCGCCACCAACTGTTTCCTTTACCGGTGGCGCCGGCTCTGGCGCAGCGGCAACGGTTTCACTGGCCGCCGGCGATGACTTCGATCTGCCGCCCACTCGTACCTGGTTCGCTTTCCAGGGCTACGTGGCCGACTTCCCATTCACCTTTGCGCAGAACGCCGTGGTTGCTTCGACAGTGTCGATCCAGCGCTCGGGCGGTTCCGCCTGGATTCGTAAGGTCTCCGCATAATGGAACTCAGCGTCGCAAACCTGAAGAAGTCGAAGGCTTTCACTGCTCGCCCCGTCGAAAAGGAAATCGTCTGGGGCAAGTCTAAGTTCACCTGCTTTGTCCGGCCGCTGTCTTACCAGACGGCAATCGGCGACATCGCTGCTCACCGCGGCGCCGATCCGCTGGCATGTCGGATTGCCTCAAGCATCTGCGATGCGGAGGGCAAGGCAGTGTTTACCGTCGCCGATATCACCGGCGAGGCCGACCCAGAGAAGGGCGCTCTCGACCCTGATCTGACCAACCTTCTGTTGATCGCCATTGGCGAGGTGCAGAACGTGGGAAAGACGAAGCCCTAGATCCAAGCGACGAGCTGTGGTGCGAACTGGTCATGAATGGAATCGGCGGCCGCACCATCGCCGAAGCGCAGGAGCGCATGACCTACTCCGAGTTTGTGGTCTGGATGAAGTTTCGCACCAAGCGTGGATCGCTGCACCAGGGCATGCGTGTCGAGATGGCTCTGGCGCAGATCCAGGCGTTCTACGCCAACTCGAAGACCGGCAAGGATGCCCCACGGCTTTACCAGCAGGACTTCGCCCCGCACATGGATCCGCGTGTCGAGTCGCTTGAGGAGGCGGTCTTGGGTTGGGCGTGAATGATAGGCAATGATAGTCTTCCTCTTTTTGGCTTAATAGGGCGTGAGTTTTTTCACACTTAAACATGGAAGAGGAAGATGCATTTTGAGAATTTTTAGTATTTTTGCGGCAGCTGTTTTGTGTCTTGGAGCGATGAGTGCGCACGCTGAAAAGACTGATTTGAAACTCACTGGTAGTCAGGGGGTTAATTTCTTTTTTACGATATCTAATCCTTGGGCATCAGATAAAAAATATATCCTCAACACTGCAGAGAGATTTTGCGCCGATAAGCCTGTTTGCATTGCTCACTTTTATCTGGCTGGGACGGCTGCTCCAAAGGGCTTCCCTCTAAATGATAGCGAGGTTGATGCAGAGATCGCGACTTACAATAAAAACAAAAATACTGGGCTAAATAGAATTTTATGGAGTTGCTCTAAGTTCCAAGGAGAGCCGAGCAGTAGCTGTTTTTAATTTTTGAATGTATTTAGCTGTTAACTTTTCAGTTAATACAAGGCCCGCCATCTGGTGGGTCTTTTTTTTGGCCGGAGGAAAGTATGGCAGGATCACTTGGCACTCTAACTCTTGACCTGATTGCCAAGATTGGCGGCTTTACCGGCCCAATGGATCAGGCCGGAAGAGCAGCAAAAAGATCATCTAAAGATATCGCTGACTCGGCACGTGAGGCCTCTTTCGCTTGGAGCGCCCTTGGTGAGGTAGCTGCAGGTGTGGTGGCTGGTTTTTCGGTAGCCACAATCTTTGGGAGGTTTATCTCCGAGACAAAAGGGGCCGAACGAGAACAAGCTCAACTAGGTGCGGTTCTTCGCTCTACTGGGGAGTCGGCCGGATTTAACCGTGATCAATTGAATGCTATGGCTGATGCCATGCAAAGGGCGACAACATTTTCTGGCGGTGACATAAGTCAGGCACAAACAACTCTTCTGGCTTTTACTGGTATCGTCGGAAACCAATTCAACCGGGCGCTTCAATCAGCGTCTGATATGGCGGCTCGTACTGGAACCACAGTTAAAGATGCAGCTGAAACTATTGGCCGTGCACTCGACGTCCCGTCGCAGGGTCTTACCGCACTAAGCAAGCAGGGTTTTCGGTTTACGGAGGAACAGAAGCAATTAGCTGCATCTCTTGAATCTACGGGCGATGTTGCTGGGGCCCAGCAGATAATCCTAAATTCTCTTGAGGAGTCCTACGGCGGTGCTGCTGCGGCAGCAAGGGATACCTTTGGAGGGTCACTCGATGCTCTGCAGAACACCATCTCGGGTCTGCTTACGGGTGAGGGTAGTCTTGACAGTTCTAAAAATGCAGTTAACGCTCTTAATGCCGCCCTGTCCGAACCAGGTGCAAAGGTCGCTGTCGATAGTCTCGCAAAGGCCGCAGGCGTTCTGGCATTGGTGCTTTCTGCTAGGTTAGCCAGTGCAGCCGCTGCTTCGGCGTTTTCGTTCGCGGCTGCACAGGTAGAATCTGTTCGCTACCAGTTGGCCCTTGCAAGAATGGCTGGAGTTTCGACTGCAGCGGCGGCCGGACTAGTAACCGTCGGGGTTGCCGCACGCGCCGCTTCTGCGGCAATGGCGCTGCTTGGTGGCCCAGTTGGGGCGGTACTTCTCGCAGGCGGCGCACTCGCTTACTTTGCCACCCGTGCTACGGATGCCGAGCGAGAGTCTGAGGCGCTTGAGGGAAGGATCAACGCGCTGGGCGGTGCATTTGATGCTCTTGGTCCCAAGCAAGCAAAGGCCGCGCTGATCGATTACAACAAGCAGCTTGTAGCGGCAAAGTATTCAGCGATTGAAGCTGAAGTTAAGGTCTTTGCCCTAAATCAACAATTGTTGAAAAACCCTAAAAGCCCCCTGGCCGATGAGCTAGCAAGGGCCGAGGGCGCCGCTGAAAAAGCAAATGAAAGAGTTCGCGAACTGTCGACAAGTATCGAGCAGCTAAACGCGCGCGCTAATGCCGGGAATGTCAGCGCAAGCATATCCGAGACCTCTAAGGTCTATACGGAGATGGCCAAAAAGATCGACGAGCAGATATTGCTCGCCGGGAAAACAACCGAAGCGGACAAGTTGCAGGCTCGTATCAAGGCAGGTCTCGTAGAGGGACTAAAGGCCGGAGAGGGCGACTTGCTCGTCGCCTCTCAGAGGCGTGCAGACGCGGCGATCAAAGCTGCCGAGGCAACAAAGAAAGCGGATGATTCAGCCAAGGCTTCCGCAAAATCGGCTGCTGAGGCTCTTACTAAGCGCGGCGTTGACGCAGAGGAAAACTACCGTCGCCAGATCACCCTTATCGATGAGACAACCGGCAAGCAGGGGAAGGCCAGTGAAGTAGCAAAGCTCGCCTTCGAGCTTGAAACCGGAAAGCTCAAAGGGGTTAGTGCAGAGCGCCAAAAGGTTCTTCAGGATTTGGCTGCTGAGCTCGACTCGAAGGTCAAGCTGAAGAAGCAGAACGAGGAAGACCTGAAGCTGGCCACGCTGCAGGCCAACCTAAAAGACAGCAACACCATTGTTCGCCAGGGCTTTGAGATGGAACTGGCGGGCGCTGGTTCCGGGGAAAAGCTGCGGGGCCGCCTGAAAGAAGACCTGGCAATCCAGCAGGATTATGCCAAGCAGCGCGCGGAGATGTTCAAGCAGTACAAGGAAGCCGAAGTACTCGGCGACCCAGACGCCAAAAGCCGATACGACAAGGAGACCGCTCTTCTCGAGGAGGCCCTTGCTGAGCGGATGGTCATCCAGCAGGACTATTACAACCAGCAGGATGCGGCTCAATCCAACTGGCTGACGGGTGTCAGTGATGCCTGGCAGAACTACGTTGATGCAGCGCAGGACTACACGTCGCAGGCGGCCGAAGCGACTGCCACTTTGCTGGGCGATGCAACAAGCGGTCTCAGCCAGTTCTTCACTGATGTGGCGACTGGTGCCGAGACGGCGGGCGATGCGCTGGGCAACCTGGTTACGGACTTTGCGAAATCCACCATCAAGGCGCTGGCCGATATGGCGGCTCAGTGGCTGGTGTATCAAGCCGTCCAATTGATCGTTGGTAAAACGACTCAGGCCAGTGCGGCGCCGACGCTGATCGCGAACGCCCAAGCGACTTCCACCCAGGCCGCCCTAGCTGCATATGCATCCACAGCTGCAATCCCTATCGTCGGACCGGTCCTGGCACCTGCAGCCGCAGCTACTGCTGCCGCCGCAACGGCGCCAATGGTAGCCGGCGTGGCGTCAGCGGCACTGGCCGGCATGGCGCACGACGGTATCGACTCTGTTCCGGAGACAGGTACCTGGTTGCTTAAGAAAGGTGAGCGGGTCACCACTGCCGAGACCAGCGCAAAGCTTGATTCGACCCTGGACAGGATGCGTGCAAGTAACGATTCGCCCGGCTCCCAGACCGTAAACGTCATCGAAGACGCTTCCCGGGCCGGGAGAACACAGACCAGGCAAGTCGGAGGGCGCCAAGAAACAGACGTTTTCGTTTCCGATATCAACAGTAATGGCCCTCGCGCCAAAGCGATTCAGCAAATGCTTGGGATAGGGAGAGCGGCACGATGATTCAGTTTCCGAAGGAATTGCCGTGCGCACTCCGAGAGGGTTACGGGTTCAAGCCCGTCAGCCCGATGATGGGCACGGAGATGCAAACGGGCCGCACCAGGTATCGCCGAAAGTATTCGTCCACCCCAACCGTCACAACAGTCAACTGGCTGTTCAATGACGTGGAGGCTCAGCTGTTTGAATCATGGTTCGAAGAGGTTTTGATCTCCGGCAGCCAGTGGTTTGAGTTCGACCTGAAAACCCCGCAAGGGCTCCAGCCATACAAGGCGCACTTCGTGGACATCTACGAGGGCCCCACCCTCGACGGCGTCAGCTTGTGGCGCTACCGGGCTCAGCTTGAGTTGTGGGAGCGCCCGATCCTCACCGGTGGCTGGGCGATCTACGCGCCGGAATACATCCTCGGCATGAACATCTTCGACATTGCCATGAACATCGATTGGCCAAGATTCGTTGAGTCTGGGGATCCGCTTCTAACAGAAGCCGGCGAAAACATAATCACGGAATCCGGCGAGGAAATTCTTGTATGAGCAAGACAATATCTGCTCTTCCTATTGCGACCGATATCGCTGGGGCCGAGCTTGTTCCGGTGGTGCAGGGCGGGGCCTCAAAAAGGGCAACAGCTGCACAGCTTCGGGCTGGATTGGCCAAGAGTGGTGTCAATAGCGACATCACCCGGATTGCCGGGCTTACGGTATCGCTTGAGATTGCATACGGCGGTACCGGGTCAAGCACTGCTTCAGGAGCCAGATCGAATCTTGGCCTCGGCTCCTTGGCAACCCTGTCATCTGTCAGCGTAGCGTTAGGAGGCACTGGTGCCAGTACCGCAGCCGGCGCCCGAACTAACCTCAGCGCACTTGGGGTGGGTGATTTCGGTGTCGGGGGAGTCAGCATTGCTGAAGCCGGCAACCTGAACAGCCTGGCATTTACCGAGTTTTTTAACAGCACCGCTGCCACTATAAACGTCCCTATTGGGGCTGGAACAGCGGCAGGGCAGGGTTACGGGATCCATAATCAGCACCCGAACGGGCAGTACGCGGCGCAGTACTGGACTCAGCTGACCAGTAATCGAACATTCGTGCGCGTTAAGAGTGCCGGAACTCCGCTGGCATGGAGTGAGTTCGCGTTTCTCAACGCGCCAACCTTCACCACCTCGCTGTCCGTTCAAGGGCCTGTCTTGGTGGGCCAATACCTTCTGGCCAGCCTGCCGGCTGCCAGCGCCTTTTCCGGCTTCGAGATCGACGTCACAAACGCAACTGGCGGCTCCAAGCGTTGCCGCAGCAACGGCAGCGTTTGGCAAATCCTCAACACAACCACCACGGTGAGCTGATATGGCACTTACTGAAAACACTCGCCCTTACGAAGTGCTCGTTCGCATTCATGCAGACGGCACCGTGAGTGGGCAGAAGCAGACAATTTCCGAGGTGTTCCGTGACGAAGTTTTGATCGCGGCCACAATCAATCCTCCGGAAGAACTGAGCGAAGATCAGAAAGCGCTCGCCCAACAGATCGCCGACGAGGTTTGAGATGACGACTTTTGCCACCTTGAACCCTGTGCTGCCGACCGGCTCAACTGACCCGCGAGACCTCAAGGACAACGCCGAAAATTTCGACGTGGCGGTCAATTCGCCAAACTTGGCTTGGGTTGACCGCCTGGGCGTGATCCGTCTCAGTTGGACGGGAATTGAAAAGCAGTTCGCCAACTTCCTGATCAACCAAGGTTTTCAGTTTCTCGGCGACTATGCGTCTGGTCCGATCACGATCGGGGCACAGAACCAGGTATTCAGCCGGAACGGAAACTACTATCGCCCGGGCCCGTCCTTGGTGCTGCCCTACACAACGGTCAGCAACTGGGCCATCGATGAGCCGAAGTTCCTGGTTGCCGGTGATGGGGTTCTGCGCAATGAGCTGACATCTACCGCGCTCGACAAAGGCATCAGCCTGCTGCCTGGTGGCCAGCGCCTGGTTTCGACACTGGCAGTACTGAAGACGATGCCCTCGACCACGCCCGCTACCGAGGTAAAGCTTTCCCGGTATCGCACTGGTGGACCGATCATCAACACCGAGTACGAGGCTGACTTCGCGGATGTCACCACGGTGGCAAACGATGTCGACACTATCCGAACCAACGCAGGTTTGCTGTACCGCATGAAGCACACCGGCTGGGCCACCTACCAGGCCGCCGGAGCAATGGGGGACGGGGTAACCAACGACGCGGACGCCATTGACCGTTTCCACGCGTCCCAACTCAACTTGGCAGGTATTGGTAAGTTTTTGGTGTCACGGGGTGTTACCTTTCCATCGCCCGCAGGTCGCGCGATCAATGGTGTGCCAGGGCAGTTTTCGATCATTTCCCAGGCAAACACTTCCCATGAGGTGACGTTTCGCTCGGTAAGCCCGGTAGGTCTTAAAATCACCGGCCTTGAGGTGGATGCAAACTCGTTTAACCGCCTCGGCGTCCTTACCACACGAACGATGGCTATCGAAATTTCTTCGGGCACCGACTGCGATCTTATCGATTGTATCGGGCGCAACGTAATCGGATCCCCTGTGGCGCCGAGCCAAATCCCAGGGGTGTGCATTGCCACATCCGGTTCCGGCATCCGCGTGAACACTGAGCGTTGCAAGGCCTTCAATGGCGGAACCTCAGATCGCCCGGCAGATGGTTTCTTCTGTTCCAGTTCCTACTCGACCAACACAAATGATTACGCCGAAAACTGCTTTGACACCGGCGGTGTTGTTGAGTCGTGCAGTTACAGCGGGTTTACAAATCTGGTCACTAAAAACTGTAGCGCTCCTGGGGCAATCTCAAACGCCGTGAGTTTTGACACTTACGGCTGCTACATGGACGTGCGCGGAGAGAATTGGCGCAGCGCGGTCACGGGGGGCGTTCAGGTGCTCACCGCCGCCGCCGGAAATCTTATTGACTGCTGGGCACGGGTTACTCTCACCGCAGTGGCTTATGGCATAGGGCCGGCAGTTAATTTTCGGGAGACAAGCACCGGGCGTATTGATGGTTTTACCCTCTATCCCCAAGTCAGGGGTGGAAACGAACAGGGAGTGGTGGGGACTGGCAAGCGGATTAACATCCTGAATCCTTCAATTGCTGGAACAACTGGCACTGGGGTGCAGTTTGGTGGGGACTCTACGGTAACCATCACTGGCGGGGACATCCTTGGAGCCCTCCATTCTATTGCATCCACAGGAACCGCACGGATCGTGGCTACGGGCACCGTCTGTAACTCGCCGGTCGCGTATTGCATGTACGCCTACGACACCAGTTCTATCTTTTATAACTCGGTTGTCCCACTCAGCCCTGGGTCGGGTTATGTCGGGAAGGATGCCGGTGCAACGATAAATGTATTGGGTTCACTTGGTGGCGGTATAGCCCTGCCCTGCCCGGCGCGGTTGCTGGGGCCGCTGGCGGCAGCCAGTCGTCAAAGTTCCCGGTCTACGGGCCGGCTGGCCAGACGCTTGGGTTCGTGCCGCTGTACCCAACGTAATGGCGATCAGTAGGGACTGGCAATCATGACGAGTTTTGTACTCAATCGACTCTACTCAAGCGGCGGCACCGAGATTCTCCATGGAACGCTTGAGATCACGGACGGCGTGGCCCGCCACTTCCTCACGGATGGGTTCGAGGATTTGGAAGTTGGTCTTGAGACTGGCGGACTGGCAACGTTTCTCGCCTGCGGCATATCGATTGCTCTGCCAAAGCGCGGAAGCGATGGAAAACAAGACCTGAAGTTTGCGCTGTGCAACATTGACGGCAGCGTCTCTGGGTTCCTGCGTGCTGCGCTGAAGGATCGACGCGAGATCAATCTGGTGTACAGAGAGTACATCAGCACTGACCTGGCTTATCCGTCAAAAATCCTGCGGTACAAGGTCAAAAGCGGTTCCGTGACGGCAACCGAGGCTCAGATCGTAGCCGGCTACTTCAACCTGCTCGAAACCCTCTGGCTTCGCTTCAACTACACCGGCGATTTTGCCCCAGGCATGCGGTACCAATAATGATTGATCACAGCAAATACCTCGCTGGCCAGTACCACGAGGGCGGGAGAGTGTGGCCGCTCGTTGACTGTTACGGGCTGGTTCTAGAGGTCAGGCGCGACCTTGGTCTGCCGGACTGGCCTGAATGGGCTGACATCCGGGCCGGTGACGGATCCATGGTCGAGGTTGCCGGCAAGTGGTTTCCCACGCTCACCCCGTGCGAGCCAGAAGAGGGCGCCTTGATTGCTCTGTACCAGGGAAGTGAGATGCGCCACGTAGGTGTTGTGGTCAGGTGCGGCGCATCCCTTGAGGCATTCGAAATCACCGAGAAACAGAACGTCATCTGCCTGCCGTTGCACAGGCTCAAGCGCCGCTTTGTGCGTGTGGAGTACTACAAGTGATCGAGATTTACCCATCCCGAATTGGCGTTAAAGAGGGCGACTGTTTGCCGTTGGAGAGGCACCAAGTCAAAGACCAGACAACACTAGCTGGGTGGCTGTCGGAGAACGCGAAGGGTTTCGAAATTGACGCGGTTCATCCTATCTGTATTGAGGTAGGTGGTGTTCTGGTTCCTGTTTCTGAGTGGTCATCAACCATCGTTGACGGCGATACAGACGTGAAGATTTATCCAGAGGCTCGCGCTGTTGGCGCAGTAGCGGCGGCATGGGCTGCGGTGGCCTTGGCCGCTATCTCGATCGTGATGATTCTAACAATGCCAAAGGCTGCCAAGGCAGCAAAGCAACAACAGGGTGACGATCTCGATGCGTCAACGGCAACTGGGAACCATGCAAAGCTTAACTCCCCAATCCGTGAGATTTTAGGGCGGGCGAAGGTTTATCCAGACCTTCTCGTTCCTCCGGTATCGAGATTCGTCAACAAGCGAATGATGATCACAACCTTGGCGCTATCCGTTGGTAGAGGGCGCCATGAAATACCTCCGAGCAGCATAAAAATCGGAGATACGCCAGTGGCTGCCTTTGGTTCTGACGTCAATTACACGATTTACGAACCTGGCGCATCACTGCTCGGCGATTCGCGAGCGCGGAATTGGTATCCAGCAACAGAGGTTGGTGGCACCAACGCTGGTACTGCAGGTCTTGACCTCTCAAGCACTGCGCCGTCGGAGTCTGTCGCCTTGGGTGATTCGATGCTCATTAGCGGAAATACTGTCTCGCTTCTTGGAAACAGTCCTCAGTTTCCGGATAGTTGGGGCTCGGGAACGATCGTAAAGCTCATAGCGCCGGATACCTTCACCGTATCGTCTGCGGGCAGCTACAGCCGGATCGCCGGAGGTATCGCCGACCTTGGGCCATTTATTGGCATGAAAGTTACGCTTCGAACTGATACCGATATCGACCTAAAAATCGCCAGCTACTTGCCGTACGTCGCGCCTGTGCCTGGCGTAGGCGGCTCCCCCTCCGCAGTTCTTGCCAGCGCCTCACCGTCAACCTACGACTTCAGTTCCGGCGCGGTGGTTTGGTCGGTAACCTTCCAGGGTGTTACTCGCACGGTTTCGCTGAACTCGAACTATTCCAGCATGAGCGGATTGATTTCGAGCATCACATCTCAGCTATCAGGGATCGGACTGGTTGCGCAGGAAAGCTCTGGACGAGTCAGGCTGGTAGAGCCACTAAGTCCTTACAAAGGCGGGTCCATATCCCAAACAAGCGCCCCGGTGCCGATTTTTGGCTCGGGGCCGACGTACACCGTAGGAACAGCCTCAACAGGCGGATCGCCTGAACAGCCTGCCAGCATTACCTTGGAATACGATGACGGATCACCGTTTTCAGGGCTGGCGCCAGGGCAGCAACGCTTAGCCTTAGGATACCGAGGTTTCCGTTACCAGATTGCATCTGTTAGCGGATTGACAGCTTCGGTGCTGCGCATCACGGACACAGGAGTTGTTGACTCGTCCTGGCCTGGATTTACAGCACGCACGCTCCTTGATTTCTCTATGTCTGGCAGTGGCGGTTCCGGGAACTGGATCGGCTCATTCATGGGTTGTCCTGAATACGAACTCGCGACCGAGGCTGAGTACGACGTCTTCTTCAGTCAGGGGCTTTGCTACTACAGCAAGTCCGGAAATATAAAGATCTCGTCAAAGTCAGTTCAGGTTCGCTGGAGGGATGCTGCGATCGGTGGCGCATGGACCAATATCACCCACGTATACACCGAAGCGACACCAGACCAAATTGGATTTACTCACCGCGTGGTATTCCCTTATCCGCTTCGTCCTGAGTTTCAAATGCGGCGTGTGGAGCCGGTAGCAGGCGGCCAAGCTCGTGACGCTATCCAATGGTATGGTTTGCGCACACTCCTTCCAGATCCGGGATCGTATGATGGGATCACCGTCATCACGATGGATATCCGCGTTGGCGATCGCCTGAGCGCGCAGTCTGAGCGCCAGGTCAATTGTGTTCCAACTCGGCTCTACGATAATGCGCCGGCTCGATCCATTAGAGGGGCAGCACTACATGTCTGCCAAGGGCTCGGAATTGATGAGTCGCTAATCGACATGGATGCTCTCAACGCAGTAGACCAAGAATATTGGACGCCGCGTAGCGAGCTATATGACATGTCCCACGAGAAGCCGAACCCGGTTCGTGAGGTTCTGCAGGGAATTTTCACTGCTGGCATGTCTCACCTTTCTAGCGGTAATGGCTTGCTCAGCGTCAAGCGTGAAGGCATTCAGCCGCCGCGGGGTGTGATCACACCGCACGAAATGACCAGCGAACTGACTGCCAGCTTCACTGCGCCAAGCCCTGACGACTTCGACGGGGTAGATGTCGAATACATCGACCAATACACCAACCGCAAGGAGACAGTGCAATGCCGTCTTCCTGGGAGCGTTGGGCTTAAGGTAGACAAGATTCAACTGGACGGTGTGTCTGACCGAACCAGGGCATGGCGCATCGGGATGAGGCAGCTGCGCAAATACCAGTTCTCGCGCTGGGGATATAGCGTCGACACGGAAATGGACGCACTGGTGTTCGACGATATCGACCACATAACGCTGGCCGACGACATACCCAATACCACCAGCAGCGCGCTGATCATGGGGGTTAAGAAAGTGGGCGAGATGTATTTGCTCACCCTTAGTGAGCAGATGGACTGGACGATGGTTGCTCCGCGCGCCGTAGTTCGCCGTCACGACGGTACGGTCACCAGCCTGTTTGCTCCACAGGACGCCGGCTTTCACCAGGTCCAGGTCCCGCTCGCCGCGATTGACTTCGAAATCGTCACCGACCTGAGCATTGAGCCTGCGCGATTCTTGTTCGGGCCAAGCGAGCAAGTCGGCTACCCGGCAATGATCACCGAAATCGCCCCGAATCAGGATGGATCCTGCGCTGTAACCGCTACTGAGTACTCGGATGTTTTCTATGCAGACGACGACAACTACCCGCCCGCTGCGGCGTAAACACCAAACCTTATAAGCCCGCCACTGAGCGGGCTTTTTTTCGCCTCGGGGAAAACCATGGCCTATAACACCGGAAATCCTGTTGAGCCGAATGGTTCTACTGACCCGCGAGATTTGATCGATAACGTTCAGATCCTAGATAAGCTGATGAATGGTCCGCTTGGTGAGTGCCTCAGCCGCCTTGGCGTCCCGCTGAAGTCGTGGCAAGGGATCATGAAGCAGGTGACCGATTACCTGATCGCCCAGGGTTATGAGTCTACCTACCTGGTATACGGCGCAAATGTCGTTGTTGACCGACAGACACAGTTGATTCAGCGTTCTGGCGAGCTGTACCGGGTAATGAATGCGTCTGATATCCCGCTGACCTTTACCGGAACCTGGTCTACGGATGCGCCAAAGCTGCAGGCTGTAGGGGATGCCGCTCTGCGCCAGGCTCTTGCAGGCGATGGCGGCGCGTCAATGGTCGGAGAATCATCCGGCGGCACGGTGCAGCAAGGAATCGACTCCTTGCGGTCGGCCGTTGGACGGGCCACCGTTGACATGTCTACAACGCAAAGCAGCCTAAACCAAGTCGTTGACATGCACTATGGAGTGCTTCGAGGCGTGGGCTTTGTTGCTGGAGAGCCAGGAAGCACAACAGCCACTACCGCGACAGCTGCGGTAGGTTCGGGAAAGATTATCCCGGTAGCTTCGACTGCATCATTTGTGGTGGGCCAGCTGATTACATACCTCGGCTCTAACAACGAGTATTACTCGGCCGTAGTCCAGTCGAAAGACTCCAGCGCGCTGACTATACAGACAGATATTGAGCAGCCGATCGCGTCAGGCGCCCTGGTCTCTAACTTCTATAGTGACGTGTCTCATCCAAACCTAAACGGCTTCAAGACAATCGCTGACTATACGATCCGTCACTTGATGCACAAGAGCGAGCGTGTGCTGGTGTGGCGCCCGACAGATGGGTACACCACTCAGGGAACAACTGTCGTAAACATGCTGGCTAGTGTGACTTATGAGAACCCAGGGTCTCCTACGTATCCGTCTCTTGGTATAACGGCTAATTCGGCGCTTGCTGGCGTGGTAACTCCAGCCTGGGACTTGCCAGCTGGGAATTACGTTGTGCGCGTCACTATTACCCCAGTGCTGAGTGGATCCCCAAATCAAACGCTTGCTGTAACAGCTGCAGTACGAGAAACCGTTGCTGGCGTGCCGACTACAATTTCTGCTGGCACCGGGTATGGATCGAGACCTACCTGCATAAAGCTTGCATTCCGGAAGCGTCCTAACTCGACATTTCAAATCGTAATTACCGCGCCGTCAGCTGGTCAGCAGTTTGCGGTCTCCGAGATCGAAGTTAACCGCCCAAAATCAAACCTGCGGACGCTTGATCGTGGTGTATACGTAACCCTCGGCGATTCCTGGATTGCTAACCCAGGGATGACTGAGCGATTTCAGGAACGCCTTCCCAACGCGACTTTCTACGCAAGAGGTGTAGGTGGAAACAGAATGGACCAGTTGTGGGGCCGATTCGAAACTGACGTTGCGCCCCTCAACCCTGATGTCGTGATTTGGATCGCGAGCACCAACGATATCGCTCAGGGATATCCAATAGAAACGTTCTCATACAATATGGGAATTCTGCTCAGCAAGATCAACGAAATAGGGGCTGACGCGATTGGCTTTAACGCGACAGTCGGATCACCAGCACATCCAACGCTGGGGGATCTTCTGACCCCTTCACGCAACTATGCAAATCAGATCGCTTATCTGTCAGAAGCAACAGACAGAAAGGGGGCTGGCTACGCTTCTCAGCGTCTCAATATACCTATCGCGTTGAGCATTCCAGCATCGTCGACACGAAGAGTAGCAGTGTTCCCGGGAACAACCACGCGTTCTGCGACGCTGAACAAGCTGTACGCAATCGGTCAGCTCGGCGCCGTCACAGGCAACATCCGATTTGGATATGGGGGTTCAGCTGGAGGAACGATCAGCGAAGATCTTCAAACGCTGGCGCTATCTACGACCATACGCACCAATGTCGCAGTAACCAAAGCTGCGGCTACAGAGCGATTCCTGCTTGTGGAAGTGGAAAATACGAGTGGCACGGCTCTGGATGTAATTGGTTTCATCGAGGCGACATGGACCCCAAGTTAATTAAGACACCTTGAATTAACCCGCTGATGCGGGTTTTTTATTGCCTGGAGAAAAGTATGTCGACCACCGAAACCCGAGGGGTGCGCAATAACAACCCCGGCAACATCGATTACAACCCGGCCAACCAATGGCAGGGCCAGCTCAAGCCCGACCCAGCTATCGAAAAACGCTTTGCCCGATTCGATACGCCGGAGAACGGCATTCGCGCCCTGGGTAAGTTGCTGCTGACATACCAGCGAAAGCATGGGTTGAAAACCGTGAAGTCGATCATCAACCGGTGGGCACCGTCGGTAGAGAACGACACCGCTGCGTATGTTCGCGCTGTTGAAGCCAATACCCGAACCCGGCCTGGTGCCGAGATCGACCTGAGCCAGCCGGCGATGATGACTGGCTTCGTCAAGGCAATCATTCATCACGAGAACGCTGGATATGCCTATCCCGACACCGTTCTGGCTGAAGGCGTACGGCGGGCACTGGCATGACGCCGGTGCAGAAGCTGGCCGGCCTGGCGGTGATGGTCCTGGCGCTTATGGCCAGTGCCGCGGGCGTGACCTGGCAGGTGCAGAACTGGCGGATGGGCAAGAAGCTGGCCGAACAGGCCGGCCTGCATCAGGACGACCTGGCCAGGATCAGCACGGTCGCCGCCGCCCAGGCCCGCGCCGAGCAGGATAAGCGCCTGGCCACCGAGCAACAGCTCGCCATCCAGGACCAACAACACACCAAGGAATTGACCGATGCCCAACGTACCCAAGCTGCTCTGCGCGATCGCCTTGCCACTGCTGATGTGCGGCTGTCAGTCCTTATCGACGCAGCGGATACAGCCAGTGGCTGCAACGTGCCTGCCGCCTCCAGCGCCGTCGGCGTGGTTCATGCAGCCCGTCGAGCCCAACTTGACCCAGCGCATGCTCAAAGAATTCTCGCCATCACCGGTGACGGGGATAACGCCGTGATCGCGCTGCGGGCGTGCCAGGCGTATGTCAGGGCTATCACGCGCTGAACTTCGCTTAACATCGAAAAAGTGGCAGACTCGGCCGTGGCCGGGGAGGGCCGTACCTATGAGAGGACTATTCGGCGCCGCTGTTCTGCTAGCCATTGGCGGGTGCGCAAACCATCCATTGGATTGTGCAATTGGCATCATCGCCTGGGATGACTGTTTGCCGGGGACCAAAGGATATGAGGTGAGGCAGCAGAGCTTGAAGAATCTCTCAGCAGCCCGAGCGGAAAAGAGCGCAACTGACGATGCCATGTGCCAGTCCTACGGAGCCAAGCCAGGGACTGACGCATACATCAATTGCAGGGTACAGCGGGACAAGTAG